GTGGTATTATAGTACTACTTAACTACAAATTCTGATTAATCAAACAGAATAGCAGTAGTAAGGTTACCGTTTAGTGCAGTTAGACCAGCCCACACACCAGCAGCAGTCGTTTGACGGAATGGATTGCTTGGTGATTGAACAGTGTTGGTAACCATCAGTGGCATGAATGGTGCATATGCAAGAGGAGCAGCGAAGTAATTACCAGCGTTGCTAACCACAAGCATCGTATTATCATCTAGAACGCCAGTAGCGCGGATGACAGGAACACCATCGTAGTAACCATAGAGACCAACTGAAACATTACCTGCATCAGGAGCAACTTGGAAGTCAGGCATACCACGAAGAATCTGAGCAGCAATCTTACCGCAGACATAGCGGTTAGCAGTTGGTGCACCTGATTGGTAATGGATGGTGGCTTCAGCTTGTGCAATAGCATCAATGAAGGTAAGTTTGTACTCAGCGTAGCTGATACCTGTAGGAGCAGCCTTCGTCCAAGTCGTATAAGCTGAACCACCTGAGTTAGCAGGTAGATTGCCGACGAGTTGAAGAATAGCATTCGTGTTAATAACACGGGTTAGCTCATTTGTAAGGTCAGCAGCAACTTCATCAGCAGCACTACGACCGAAACGCTGACTGAATGCGAAGTTAGCAAACGCACCTACGTTAGCACCAAGAGCCCAGATCTGAGCTTTGATGTCTTTGGTAACAAGTTGAGCTTGCACCATGTCAATAGCAGCAGCACCGTCAACGTCCACATCGAAGATTGACTGAACAGCAACACCAACTGTAGGTTGAGTATTAAACGTAAGACTAAACGCACCTGTTTGGTAATTAACAGTACCCGAGAAGCCGAAGCCAAGGATATTGCCCTTACCATCATCTTGACCTTGTCCGATACCAGTAACGTTAATGGTAATACGGAAAGGACGAAGTGGGACTGATGGGTAAGTACCAGTGTAGGTAAGAGTTGAAGCAGCAGTCGTAGCTAAAGTAACTAGCTGACGATTGTTACCGAGACCACCATTACCTGGATTGTCACGTTGTAATGGTGAGCTAATAACTGAACCAGTTGAATAGCCGCCATCATTTTGTTGAGCAATCATCTGCTTGTAGTAGACGATACCATGTTCTTCAGCCATCGGTTGGACCGATGCGAGAAGAGGAATAATGGATGAGCCGACTGATGCAGTAATAACATCAAGAGCAATCTGAGGAATCGCACCAAGAGAACCGAGGTTACCTTGTGATTCACAGAATTGCATGTAGTTTTGGAACTGATCAAGCTGTTGGCCTAGAGCAACAATTTCATATGGTGAAATTGACTCATTGACTTTTGACTTCATCGAGTAGGATTCATAAACGTCGACCTGATCTTGATACTTATCGACGTAAATATTAGCTTGAGTATCAACTGATGCTTCATTGATCTCAGCTAGGGTTTTAATCTTTGTGCTCATATTTATATAACCTTAATAGCTATGTATTAACGTGATAGTACCAATTACCGCTTACCCGTCATCAGACGAGCAGCACGTGATAGGACTTGATTAGCTTGTGAACCAGCAGATTCATTGATCTTCTTGGTACCCTTGCCGTGATTAAATTGACGAATTAGACGTGAACTAAGTGATTCGTTGAAACCGCCATCACCTGAGTTATCATCATTTTCCTCTTCTACAACTTCTTTACCTGCAGTCTTACCAAACGTACGATCAGTACCAGCACCAGGCTTAGGTAAATCTTCACCCTGAGTCTTACCACCTAATGAAGTACCTGTAGGAGTAACAGTAACAGCACCTGCAGAAGTCTGTTCTTCATTAACTTGTGGTAGAGCACCCTTGATCTGACCTAGTAGTTCATCAGCTTCATTAAGTGACATACCCTTGCCAATCATGTTATCAAGACATTCTTGAGTAACACCATATTTGCTGCAAATCGTTGATTTCTCAGACGATTCAAGAGTTTGAGTCATTTGATCAGCATTATCTAAAACTTGTTGAATTTCTTCAACAGAACCTAGATCGCGATACGTTTGAAGTTCATCAGACATACCAATTGCTTGTTCTAGAGCACCCTTAATATCTTCAGGTGAACCTAGTGTCTTATAAGCCTCTTTGTCATCACCGTCTTCATCAACAGCAGGACGTTCTTCAAGTTCGCTCTTGAGTGAATCAACAGTATCAGTTAACTTGTCAACAGTTTCTTCACCATTTTCGAGGGCTTCATGAATTTGATGAACAGTACCAATAGCACGATATTGTTCTAATTCAGAAAGTGACTCTTGAATAGCGGCAGGTGTGCCAAGTGATTCAAATGAACCAAGCTTAACCTGAGCTGCTGTTAACGATTCTTTAATCGTGGTAACAGTACCCTGAAGTTCACGTGATTGTGCTTCAGTAATACTCTTTTCTTCCTTAAGCTCTTGTACACGAGCTTCGAGGATATCTACTACCTTGGTATCCATGGGATAATCCTTATGTTGACCAAATTCTTTGTTAATAGATTCCACCAACTCGGGTAGAGCCTGATTGTAACCGGGTGCTGTAACGAAATCAATACGTTCTAGATGAAATGATTCAGGAATGACAGACTTAACACCATTCTTGACATTTGGTTCAAATAAACCACCAGCCTTAGTGGATACACGTAGTTTTGACTTCGCTCTTAGTAGTGTATTTAGAATCTGTCCTGGAGGAGTATTCAGAACTAAATATTCAGCCATACCTACATTGTCTTCATTAATCCAAATCTTAGTAACGATATGAGAAAATTTACCTTCCCGTACAGTATCGTCATCGAGTTCAATTTCGTGACCAATAGTACCGAAAACTAATCTTCCTGTTAATCTATGCTGAAACTCTGGTCTGTTGATAGCAACTTCCCAGGCTTCCTCAGGATAAAACACTTTATTGTTACTAGTAGAATTAGGAAAGAATGCAGGTCCTACAACTCTAGCCAGAATATGTTTGCCGTCTACTTCTGAACCACCTAATGCTTCATCAATAAATACGAAGTCATCAGATGAACTATCACTCTCCCAGATATCAGAAATACGATTCTGAGATAGAGTCATATTACACCACTGCGCTTACATTGTCATTAGTGTGGGTATCCGCAAGTACTTGACCACCAACTGTAACTGACACACCAAGTTGTTTTAGAACTTTAGTAGCAGCACGTGGGTTATTAGTAACAATACGAATAGTTTCACCTTCTTCGACTGCAGTAGTCAGAGGAGACACTAGCTGACGTAATTGCTTAACAAGTTGTCCGAAGAATACACCCTTTGCTGGAATAACAAAAGTGGTGGACTCATTATTGTACATACGAGTTAGAGCAGTTACCGTCGCAGCATCTTCGCAAATTTTATGCGCTCTAACTACAGACTTTTTAAAGGTAGCAATACTCATAATAATCCTTATTTCTTAACCGCCCGACGTGATTCATTAGCAGCATTTGGATCTTCAGCAGCAGCTAATTTTTCACCTTCAGTAGGATTGGTTTCATCACCTAAAGGTTTACCTGAACTGGTGTTCAGATCTTCAGACACATTGCCATTCATTTCTTTAGCTTTCTGAATAGCATCTTCTTCACTCAGACCTGAAGCAGCACATTCACCGTCTTGATCTTTAACACACCAGAGATCATCTTCAGTATTTTTAATAGCTTCGAATGACTCATTAATCATGCGAATTTTCTTACGTTTCAGACTCTCATTAATGGGAGCCATACGGGATAAAAGAGCTTTAGCTTTTGACATACGGATGCCTTACTTATCAATAGATTGATCTGCTTGTTGCGCCTGAGGATTTTCCAGATATTTGTCATCTGTTTTCTCTTCATCAGGTGTTTCAAGTCTATCCTCACTATATTCAGGGGTAGGTATATAAGTACTACCCTGATCATTAGTAAAGACATG